TTTTGTTAATTTATTACTAAGCTCAAACACTTCTTGATACTGTAAACGATTTGAATCTGTATAAATTATTTGTAATTTATTTTTAATCTGTGCATCCATTAAATATGAAGGAATATTTTTGCTATTAGTTATTGCATAAATGTTATTAAATAAATTAGAATTTATATTTGATTTAATACAAAAATCAAATTCTTCTTGTCTAGCTACTGATTTAGAATTAAAAAATTCAAAAAAAAGATTCATTTCTTTATTCGCCTGTTTCTGCTTTTATTCTATGTTCTGTCATACCCATATCTCGCAATCCTTGCTTTTTGTGTTCATGTTTTGCTATTCCCATCGTAATATGCCGATAAAAATTAGGATTTGTGTTTTGTGTAGTACAATATTGTTCATCTAGTGTGAATATTTTTAATGCATTGGCATTTAATATTGGTAAAACGTAGTCTACAAATACTTCATGATCAAAGAAATTACCACCACCACTTATGTTTTTTTCGCATTCTTCCACCCAACGAGACAAAACTGCTACTCCTTTTTGGTTATAATTAAAAATAATTGGAGATGCTTTAGGTGGTCTATTTAAATTTATATTAGATCCATATCCGGGAAAACATAATCCAATATCGTATTGTTCTTCTGATTTTAATAGTTCTGGCATACTCGTGTGTATAGTGCTATCGATATCTATCCACATAACTGGTTGTTTTAGTTTTAAAATAGTATCTAAAATAAATTTAGGTTTTTTTAAACAATTTAACCGATAATTTTGAGAACTATTTAATTGTTCGATATATGGATCTAAATTATTATTTTTACAACATAATAAAAAATTATTATAAGCTTCTGTATAATAATTTAATCCAGGAAGATCGGAGTAAAAACTTATTATTTTAATATTTTTCATATTTAAAAATCTCCTCAAATAAAACATCATCGGCTGTTTGTAATTCCTGAAGAGCTTGTAAATTGTTTTGTATTGCTTTTTCTTTTGATAACCACAATTCTCTATTGATTGAATTTAATATTTCTTTTTCGTTACCTTTTTCTAATCTAATTATTCCATTTTTATCAAAAATAGATGGTATATTCATTGTGCCATAATAAATTGGTATTGTTCCTGTAGCAAAACAGTCTGTTAGTTTTTCTGTGTAGTAATCGTCATATAATGCATTTTCTATAACAATATTAAACATGTAGTTTTTCATTCCTTCTAATTTTGTATTCCAAGGATTTCTAGGATCTACTACTGTTCTTTTGCTTCCATGTGCTCCACCATAAACATCAAATCCATTATTAATTGCTATTAGTGCTATTTCGTGTCTATAAATATGACCTTGGGTTGCTAATTTTGGTGAGGCAAACATAGAACATATTTTTGTTTTTTCATTTTTATAATCCGACCATTCGTTTTTTTTAATCCACGGGTAATTACTACCATTGGGAACATATTTAAAATTATCATTTAATCCCAATAATTGCTTATCGCATGTAAAAATTTTATTATAATAATTATTAAATAATACTTTATAATTGTGAATTAAAAAATTATAAACTTGTGGAATAATGTCTTTTGATTCACAAATCCAACCAAATCTTTTATGTTTTGGTGTTTGTGGATCTGGATGATATAGCAACCCATTATCAATATGAACATCGACCGCTCCGTTTTCTTGAACCCAATTAAATTTTTTTGGTTTTAAATTTGAACACGACGAATATAGTGTTTCAAATGGAGCACCAATTCCTCTTATTTTGTACCCGGACTCTGCCATTGTATTAATTCCTCATTCATTCCTAAACTTTTCAGTGCTTCTTTTTTAGAATCTACATCCGCAAGACCCATAATAATAACAGAATTTTCGTTTTCGTGTCCAGGCCAAACACAGTATTCTGGACCAATAAATTTCATTCGAAATCCGTCTTTTTGATAAAAACTGTGAAGTATTCCTATAAGAGCTTCGTGATCAAACCACTGACCACTTGCTGCCATTTTTTTAGACAAAAAATTCCAGTGTTGTAAAAACTCTAAACTGTTTGAATTAAATCCAAAATAAATGGGAGACGCCTTTGCTGCGTGTAATTTGTTTGTAGAACACGCCACAGCTACATCTGTATTGTTTGTAAACATATCAAAAACGTTCAACGGTTTGCGAACATCTGAATCTATGTCTAGCCATACAACAGGTTTTTGTTTTTGTATCAAGAGCTGGTAAATAAATTGAGGTTTACTTAGACAGTTTTTTTGGTACGAACCTAATGATACCTTTTCTCGAAGATCGTTTGGTATACCAAAATTATCTAACTGTGTTTTTAGCCGTTTAGCGTGATCGCTGTAATACGTTTTACCGTCTATATCACTATAAAAAGAAATCACTTCAGTTTGCATGATTAAGAGTTTCCTATATGGTATTTAGGCACAAGTTGCCAATCTTTCTTTTCTTTGTGAGGAATAATTTTTAATTGAGCTAAAGATATGATGGGTTCAGTGTATTCTTCGGGATCAACCGCTTCAACTAGTCCCCATTCTACTAACAACTTAACAATCATGTTACGACGACCAAGATCTGTATCGTCTATATCGGTTTCAAGACCGTCCAGATCAAGCATCTCTTTAAAGTGCATGATGGCGTAACGTCCTCGTTTGTGAAGAATGTGGCAACTTTGGTATAGCTTTTTTTCTTTTTTGGACGATACACCCATGCGGGTAAGCGTCTCTTTGACCTTAAGGAAATCGTCTTTAGTCTTTAGTCTGACTTCCACTCCAAGGCCGTCAAAAATATCTTCGGGTTCCATAATAATCCGCTTTCATTTAAAAATTCAGTAACACGGAATTATTTAGGAATTTTGGTATTTGCCCCACCTGTGTCTATCAGAGCAAAAATAGCTTTCCAATCGTCGTCTGATATCAGTTCTGCTGCTTGTTTAGCCTTAGCATGGGAATACCCGTATAAAGTCTTTAGGGCGTCTATACGCTCATTGGACTCGTCCTTGAGCCATTTGCTGAATCGCTTACGGGGCCGAACCGACTGAAGCAAGAAATCGTACTGTAGCTTCTTACCCAGTCCCGGTAACCGGTTCATCTCGTTTGCCAAGAAAATGGTATCGGAAAAGTATGATAATCCTCGGTTGGCTAGGAATGGATTGTACTGCCGTTCCGTTTCCGGATCAGCGTCAATTATGGAATTTTTGGTTTGATTTATGGAATTTAAAAAGTCAAAGGGGTTCATTTAAACTCGCAGTTCATCATTAGTTCCACCATAAACGCACACAGGTTAATCTCCTGATCCGCCACAAACGCAGTCTTGTATTGGTACTCACCAATAATAACCACTGCTTGTGGGATGCTCTTGGGCTCTAGATGCTCATATAAGCCATCGTAGACCTTTCTAAACACGTCCTGCGGGCTGTTGTCTAGGTTGCTGGCTACCCATTTACGGATTTCCGTAAAGTTCTTGGCCTTTAGGTAATCCATAAGTTCCTTAACATTCAGTTCGCCTGCAGTGCTCAGAATACCAATATCGATTACTCCAGCAGCAGAATACCGTTGTAGTTCATTCAGGGTACGCCTAAAATCCGGAAAATACTTGACCACAACCCGAGACAGGACCTTAAGATCGTATTCGATGCCTTCCTCGTCTAGAATAGCCTGACAACGGATAAGGAACTGCTTGGCCAGTTCTGGACGTTCCTTGGACGGGAAGTTAAAGTCAACCACCGTACAACGAGAGTGAATAGGTTCAATAATCCTGTTCTTGTAGTTGCAGGTAAGGATAAACCGACACGTCTTGGCAAACTCCTCGATAGCCCCACGAAGGGCTGGCTGGATGCTTTGGGCATTGGAGTAGTCAAACTCGTCCAGAATTACGATCTTTTGTTTAGCGTCTTCAGACAGAGATACGGTACTGGCAAATTGGCGAATCTTGGTTCGGAGAGTATCGATATTGCCGTCTTCAGAACAGTTAATAATAATATAATCTGCACCCAGTTGTGTACACAGCGCACGAGCCACTGTGGTCTTCCCCATACCGGGCTTGCCTGCTAGAAGCAGATTGGGGCACTCTCCGCTTTGAATAATGGCGTTAAAGGTGTCCTTGAGATCTTGTGGAAGCACACAATGATCAATGATTGCTGGTCGATACTTTTCAACCAGCAGTCCAATAGCGTTGTTTGCGGTTAGCATATTATTCCTTGTAGGTGCTGCTTGCGTCCATTGCCACCCAATACTTTAGAGAACGACTGGCGTGCGTAAACTGACCGATTACACTCTTAGACAGGGCAACATGGTAGTCTCCATCTAGCATTTTCATGTTCTCTAGCTTGAAGTTAAACGAAAAGTCTGCGCCTGCAGTGTTATCTCCAACTTCAATAGAAAACACGTTGCAAGTAGGATCCTTTAGATCCTTAACTACTGCTAATACCTTGTCATCGTCTGACACAAAGCATAGATCAGGATTGCCTAGCACTGCACCTGCTCGTTGAAGTTCACGGAAGTCGTCGTGTGTTAGATCAAACTCCACAGCCGCATCAACCTTCTTAATACTCTTGGTAGGATACGATAAAAGCTTAGGATCAGAGTAGTAATACTTAACCTTGGAACCACTGGCTCCGGTAATAGTTACGTACTTGTCTTCAAAGCTAAACTCTGGATCTGTGAACAAAGAAACCACACCAAGTAGTTTGTTAAGATCCCAGATACCAAACTCCACATCAAAAGTTTCCTCCACTTCTACCTCAGCCATAATATTCTTGGTGGGAGACATGGTAGTAATCTTGGAACCAGGTTTTACGTACAGATTAGAATTAATACCACTGAAATTCTTCAGGATATTAAGGGTGTCTTTAGAAATGTTTGTCATTGATTTAGTCATAATATAAAAGTCCTTTTATTTGTCAAATCGTTCAAAATTTTGAAAGTCTTCGTTGTCGGCCACATGTCCGTGTCGAAGATCGTTTAGCCAGCCTTGTTGGTTGGGCTTACGGCCACGTTTCTTTTTTCGACGGGCTGCAGCTTCTTTGTGTTCGCGCTTCCAACGTTCGTATTCCGATTCAGGTTCTGGGATGTACATCAAAACTCCTCCAAATGTGGCATCAATGTCTTCAGTTTGTGATCAATAAAATACTGAAGCAGTTTTTGTCTGCCTTTTCCTTTCTGTGATTCGTAGGTTTCTAGAATGCGATCTTGTAGATCTTGTGGTACATTACTCATATCGATCAGCGTGCTATTCCTAATGTATTTAGGGTTTTCATAAAATTCAGACGATTCTGCATCACTTTTAATTTGTGCAATCCGCTTTTGGGTTAGCGGCGTTTGTCGCTTCCCGTCTTGTACAAAAGTGTCGTCATCACTAAGAATATTAGGAATTCCATCACTGGAATCACCTCCTATAACGTGTTCAAACAAGAAACCACGTGGGTCTGAACACGTAAGGTATTTATCTGTAGTGGGACTGTACTGTTCCACATTTGGAAAAAGCTGAAGTTGTTGAAAATCTTTATCGTTAGACACAATAAGAATTTTTTCGGTTTGAGAGTACGTCTTGCATAGGGTGTAAATTACGTCATCTGCTTCTGCGCCTTGCAGACGAATGCTAGGATATGGAAAAATGTCTTTAATCTCTTCTCGCAGAATATCCAAAACATCAAACACCGCTTTCCATTCGTCCTTCTTGGCTTCTTGTTGCTTTTTGCGATTAGCCTTGTAGTACGGAAAAACGTCTTTACGCCAATACTTGCTACCGTCATTACAGAGAATCATATCTCCGTATGAACGAAACTTTGTACGGTATTTACGATACGTGTTTAGAACTGTATGGCGAATGTAGTCTTCGTTTAGAGGCTCGCCATCTTTAGATGCTTGAAAAATATTAGCCAGAATAATCTGGTTGTTGTCAATAAGTAGCATGATTTAATTGTACCACATAAAAAACAAAAGTCAATATATTTGTACCCATTGTTCAGAATCTGTGTCAGAAATGTATTTGTATAATCTTCCGGTATCAGAATTAAACCATTCATCACCAGCAACTACTCTGGATGGAGGAGTACTGCCAGTAAAATATGTTACTGTGGTTCCTGATCGTTCTCCTGCTAATGGTTCCCAACCAGAATTTTTGTGTTCGGGCGATTTACATAAATCTGGATTTCTGGTTGCAATATACGCTTCTCCTTTTTTATAAACAATATCACCTTTAGTGTATTGAATACAATTTCCGGATGCGTCTGCTACTTTAAAAATTGTTAAATTAGCCATTTAAAATATCCTTAAACTCTTCTAAAGTAGTTATCATTTGCTTGATCTTGCGTTTACCGAGAAACGAAAATCCTTCTTTTAGATCTTGGTCTTGGCCTTTGTATGCAGTTTTTAACTCTTTAATGTGAGGATCGAACACTTTAGTTAAACGTTTAAAATGTACAGGCTTGATTCCTTGCATCTTAAGCCATTCGCTGTGGTCTACATTTTTTAACGCGTCTCGCACAGCAAGGCCGTACAGTTCATCAATCCTACTTTCAACAGTACCCATATACTCTAAACTTTTCTTTAGTACGCGTTCTTGAATGTTTACCTTTTCTTTATTAGGATCTTCAGTCTTTGCTGGCCGAAGCAATCCATGCTGAATAATTTGATCTATATTACGCTTGATCATTTCTAGCGTTTCTGGTCGAAGCTTGCCTCCTAAATTCATGATACGGCAACGACTACCAATATAGATAAACTCCATGGCGTTGATGTCACACGCCATTGCTGCTTTAATGTCTTTCTTGGAGTATTCGTTTTTCATCATCCAGTCAATAACCCAAGGTTTACACATATTGTTGTCACAGGAGTAACTATACCAATTAATAGCTTTTAGAATTTTGGTGTCGTATTCTTCGGGGGTTAACTTGTCTGCATCCTTCCACACAGGC